GCCCCGGCTGCTGCGCGCGGCGTGGCGAGTACCGCCCGGGCGGCAGGGCGCGCCGCGACAGCCCCAGGCATGGGCCAGATCGCAACAGGCGCAGGAGAGGTTGTTACTGGCGCGGCCATGCTCCCCGTTCATCCCTACGGCGGCGCTCACACCATTCGCAGTGGCGTGACCGACATTCGGGCGGGCTTGGCCAAAAGGAAAGTCGGCACGCCGTCAAAAGTCGTGCGCCCGGCTGAACCCCACCGCGTTGGCTTTGACGAGCCGGTTCCGCCATCGCTCGGCGACACCGCGTTCGGACGCGCACCAGCCCAGCCGCGCATACTCAAAGGGACACCTGAACCGTGGGTAGAAATGGGCCAGAAACCGCCGCCCGTCGCGCCTCTCCCTTCTGCATCCCAGGCGCGACAGGCTGGACGATTCGAAGCTCCACCAACGCCAGTGATTGCCGGAGAGCCGCGAATCCTCAAGGCCACGAAGGCCCAGCCAGCGCCAGCGCCCCCGGCCTACCCCCTTGAGGACTTGACCAGCACGCTGCGTAATCTGGACATGGACGCAAAGAAGGCCAAGGGACTCGCCGAAATAGCGCGGTCTAAATACCCCCAGGATTTCGATGCCGCCGTTCGCTGGGCGACCGGCAAACCAAAACCCACGAGTTCCGCCGGGGCGGCTCCGGTCGCGCGCCCGCCTGCCTCAGAGCGTTTGCCTGAGCAACCGCGTGCATCAGTGCAGGCCACCGGCGATGTCGAGATGACTCCGCTGGAACCTACCGCCCGCTCACGCGGCGAGAAGCCCGGCCAGCAGACTATGGGCCTCAGTTCGGAGTCCTACGCCTCGGCCAGTCGTGGTCCACGAGTGGTGGACTTCGCCAAAACGTTGCACGAGGAGGGCATATCGGAGCTTTCGACCGTGAACGAACAATCCTGGGTCATCGTTTCCGATATGGTGCGCGCGCAAAAGATGGCCGATGTGGTCACTGAACTGGTTGCAGAGGGCGTCCCGGAAGGACTTGCGTCTGAGTTTGCAGAGCGCTTGGTAAAGCCTGTCAAGCCGCCCACCAATCAAGTGACCCTGGACTTGATCGCGCGAGAACTCGAACGGCGGCAGAAGATGTTGCCCATTCGACGAAAGCCCGGCTGATGACCGCCCTTGCACCCGTTGCAAACACCGAAGTCGAAATAGCTGATCTGTGCCAACGCTGTCACCATGATCCGCTCAAGTTCGTGATGACCGCCTTCCCCTGGGGTGACGATGGCCCACTCAAGAACCAGGCCGGCCCGGACGACAACCAACGCGCGTTCCTGGAAGACCTCGGGCGCGAAGGCGTCGCGCGTAAGTTTAACGGCGTGGACCCGGTAATGCCGATCCGCATGGCTGCGTCCAGCGGCCATGGTACTGGCAAGACTGTTTTAGGCGCCTGGATTGCCGTCTGGATTCTCAGCACACGACCTGAATCTATCGGCACCGTCACGGCGGGCACCGCCACGCAGCTTGAAGAACGCACCTGGGCCGCGATTCAGTACTGGATGGGTCTGTCGATCACCGCTTCGTGGTTCGACATCATGCAGACCGGCATCTATCATAAACTCAAACCGAGGACGTGGAAGGTCATTGCTCAGACCTGCAAGGAAGAAAACGCCCAGAGTTTTGCCGGCCAGCACTCCGAATCGAGCACGTCCTTCTACATTTTCGACGAAGCCAGCGCCGTCCCCGATCCCATCTGGCACGTGGCCTACGGGGGGTTGACCGACGGCGAGCCCATGTTTTTCGCCTGGGGCCAGATGGAGCGCAACACCGGCGAGTTCCATAACGTCTCGTTCGGCCGCGATCAGGACCGCTGGAACCACCGGAGGATCGACAGTCGAACCTCGCGGTTCACCAACAAGGCCCTGATCGAGGAGTGGATCAGGGACTACGGCGAAGATTCCGACTGGGCGCGCGTGCGCGTACTCGGCCTGCCGCCGCTGGCGTCCGAGTTTCAGTTCATCGACCATGAGCGCATCCGTCAGGCGACGTACCGCCCGATCCGCGTGCTTCCGGATGAACCGCTCATCGCCGGCGTCGATATCTCGGGCGGCGGCGCTAACTGGAACGTGATCGCCTTCCGGCGCGGCATGGACGCTCGCAGCATGGAGCGCATCCGCATCCCGGGCGAAGCCATCCGGCACGACCGCGACCTGATGGTGGGTCGGCTCGCCGAGTTGCTGGCGGACACGCGGCCCGAGAAGCGTTTAGCGGCCATGTTCGTCGATTCCGCGTTTGGATCGCCCTTGGTCGAGCGTCTGCATGTGCTCGGATTCGCCAAGGTCCACGAGGTCAATTTCGGAGCCGCTTCGCCAGACCCGCACCAGCTCAACATGCGCGCCTACATGTGGAACGCCATGAAGGAATGGCTGCTCACAGGCGCGATTCCGCAGGGTGAAACCCTGTCGTACCAATTGGCGTTACCGGGTTTCCACCTGAATACGTCCAACAAGCTGGTGCTCGAATCGAAGCAAGACCTGACCAAACGCGGCGAGCGCAGCCCGGACGACGCCGACGCGTTGGCGCTCACCTTCGCGCGCAAGGTCGCCCCGCCGCGGGCCCAGAAAGGCGGAGCGCGGAGCCTATTTCCGCCCGGCCCCTGGAATTGAGAGGAGGACCGTGATATGCTGAGCAGGATGAAAACATTCCGTGCGGTCTTTGTTCTGGCGATTCTGGCGTGCAGCAGTGCACGCGCCCAGAACGTCCCCGACTCCTTCAGCGCCTATATCGCCATCACCAACCCGTCCAGCCAGGCGATCACCCTCCAGAAGCCCACCGCCTCAAACCGGGTGATCCGGCCGCAGGCGGCGTGGATTCACTGCACCGTCGCCACCACGGTCACGCTCGAAGTGCGCGGGACGGCGGCCACCACCACCACACTGGCGATCGTGCCACTCACCCAAGGCAGCACGACGGCGCAGGCGTTCTCCGCAAGTAACGTCGGAAGCGGTTCGACCGTGGGCGTCTACGAGATCGGTGCCGGGGGGCAAGGCGTCACAATTGATCTGACGGGTATTGCCTTGCGCGGCGGCGCCTCGACGGAAAACCTGACGTTGCGCCCGGCGAACTCGACCAGCACTCTCAAGGTTCTCATATGGTTCAACGAGCAGTAACCGCCTTCGTGCTCCTGTCGATGCTGGCAGTAGGTATTCTATTGCCGCAAGTCCCCAAGCCAGGCGGCGGCGGCGGCGGCGGTACGGTGAGCGCGACCGGCGCGGCTGCAAACGATGTCGCCTGCTATACGACTGGCACGAACGTGGGTCCATGCTCGACGGGCACGCTGACCGTTGTGGGCGGCGCGCTCACCTTGGTGAAGCAAGCCGACACCGCCAGCGCCGCAACCATCACGGTGGACAGCGGGAACTCGGTGGTCATCACCGGCACGGTCACCATCACGGCGCTGAACACCTGCAACGCTGCAAACGCAGGGCGCTTCGTGCTGTTGACCTTCGCGGACGCGCTCACCGTGACCGACGGCAGCAACCTACTTCTCGCTGGGAACTTCTCGACGACAGCGAATGACACGCTGTTTCTGTGGTGCGACGCGACCAACTGGCGTGAAATTTCCCGGAGCGTGAACTGATGAATCGAACGGCGTTGGTCCTTGCGTTGGCTCTCAGCCTCACGGTGGTGGGCATCGTCGCTTCGCGCTACGGTGCGAGCGCCCAGACCTACAACCCCGGCGGGGCGCTCCTGCCCGGCAAGGGTGGCGATCTCGCTTCCGCCGCGACCATCACGCCGACCAACATCTTCCATGACGTGACCGGCACGACCACCATCAACACCGTCACGGCACCGGCGGGGATTCAGGCCGGTCAAAGAATTACGTTGCGTGCCAAAGGCCTATGGCTTCTAGGTACTTCCGGCAATGTTCAGGTGGGCGTGACAGCGGTCATCGACAGCCTGCTCGATCTGCTCTGGGACGGAACGAAGTGGAACCCGAGTTATGTGGTGGCTGGCGCGAAGGGCGGAACCAAGGGCGGCCAACCAGCAGCGACCACGGTCCCCGCCGGAACCTTGTACGTTCCGACAAACGACTACGTTTGGTCCCGCAGCGATGGAACGAACTGGGAAGCCTACGGCCTAAAAACGCAGTTCGTGTTGCCAGTGAATGCGGACTTTGCCTGGGTCAACCAAGGGACTGCATCGGTTTCTACGAACGAGAGCGGCATCTTTTTGCGCGCGCCCGCGCCATCTCCGATATCGGAGCAATATCGGATACGAAAGAAAGCCGCGCCAGCAACGCCGTGGACATTGCAACTGACGTTCCTGCCGCACATCCACGAATATAACGGGACGGCTCGGGTCGGCATTGTGCTCCGCGAATCGTCGACCTCGAAGATCACGACGTTTTCAATCGACAACGAGGCGGGCGTCCATAAATGGAGCATCGCAAACTTTAACGACGAGTTCGGTGCTGGGGGAGCCTTCGTTAGACGACCGGCCAGCTATCAATTCTGGGACGGCGTGCTTCCTATGTTCGAGGTTTCGGATGACGGCACAAATCTCAAATTCGCGCTCTATGCCGATTACTTCAACCGGATCCAGGTTCACTCCGTCTCGCGGACATCGCACATGGCAGGCGGCCCCAATGAGATCGGTTTCTTTGTGAGTAACGGCGGTCAGGGGTTTGGCCTTGATATGGGCGGGACATTTTTTCATTGGAAGGTTACCTAGCACATGAAGCGAACGCGGACAGCCGATATCGAAAGTTCAGCCTACGATTGGCGCAAGCACCAGGGCCGCCCCAAGGTCGAGAAGGTCATGGGCGCGAATATTCCGGACTTAGGATTAACCATTCCTCACTTTGTGGCCCAATGAGCGATTTTCTTGACCGCCTGCTTCCTTCGCGCAAACTGCTGCGGAAAGCTGCGGGCGAGAAAGAGCCAGAACCGGCCGCGCCGCCCCAGGACACCCGCTACATCAAGCGCCAGATCGAGGAGCACATGAAGAAAACCCGGCCGCCGGACATGGAGTCACACGCCTACGACTGGCGCAAGCATCAAGGCGGGCGCCCCAAGGTCGCCAAGGTCATGGGCGAGTTCAAGGAAGGCACGCTCAAGAGCAGCAGCGGCGCGAAGGTGACGAAGCGGTCGCAGGCATTGGCGATTGGGATGAGTGAAGCGGGCCTGAGCAAGAAGAAGGCGAGCCGGAAGTAGCCGATGCCCAAAGACGAAGACCTCCTGAAAGACATCAGGGCAAATTTCGACTATCAGATGGCCCATTGGCGCGAGGTCCGCGAAGAAGCGCGCACCGACATGAAGTTCGTCTCAGGCGATCCCTGGCCGGCTGATGAACGCCGATCACGCACCGCCGCCGGACGCCTGTGCCTTACGTTCGACGAACTGAGTCAGAACGTCAACCAAACCGTCAACGAGGCCCGGATAAACAAGCGAGCCATCAAGGTCGCACCGAAAGGGGCTGGCGCAACTGACGAACTCGCCAACTTCCGCGCTGGCAAGATTCGGGATATCGAGTACCGCTCGAACGCGCAGGGGGCCTACGCCATGGCCTTCCAGAACGCGGTCGAGCGGTCCTATGGGTATTTCAGGATCAGTGCGCGCCCCACCGGGTCGGGCACCTTCGATCAGGAACTTGTCATCCTCCCTGTCCCGAACCCGGACGCCGTGTTGCTCGACTGGGACGCGCGCGAGCCGGATTTTTCCGATGGGCAGGAAGCCTTCGTGATCGACACGATCTCCACCAGCCAATTTGCGAAGCGCTGGCCGGATGCCGAAGCCAAGACGTTCACCGGCGAGATTGCCCAGCTTGCGCCGTCTTGGATCAAAGAGAACGGCATCCAAGTCGCCGAATATTGGCGCGTCGGGAGCAAGAGCCGTACTCTCCTGCTGTTGGCCAACCCGCCCGCGGAACCCACGAAGATTTACCTCGATGAAATCAAGGGCGCCCGGCTCCAGGGCAACATACTGGTGCTTCCCGATGGCAGCGAGCGCCAAGTGCTCAAGCAGCGCCGGACGCCCGACCAGACCCTCACACAGTACATCACCAACGGCATTGAGATCCTGGAACGCACCCCCTGGCGCGGCAAGTGGATTCCGATTGTCCCGGTGATGGGCAAGGAGATGTACGTCGATGCCGGGGCCGGGTCGAAGCGCGTGATCGAATCGCTGATCCGCAAAGCGCGAGAGCCGTTCCTGCTCTACTGCTACACGCGCACCTGCCAAGCCGAGTTGGTTGGCATGATCCCCAAGACGCCGTTCGTGATGTACCAGGGGCAGGACGAGGGGCACGAGGACGACTGGAAGGACATCAACAGGAAACCGCTGGGCTATATTACGGTCAAGCCGATGGTCGATGGGGCCCCTAACCAGCTATTGCCGCTTCCGTCGCGCCCACAGTATGACCCGCCTCTTCAAGGTCTGGAGTTGCTGGCTGAGGCCGCCCGGCGGGCTATCCAGGCGGCCATGGGGATCGGCGCGTTGCCCACCGCGGCGCAGCGCCAGAACCAGAAATCCGGCGTGGCCTTGGAGCGCATCCAGCAGGCGCAGGAGCGCGGGTCGTTTCACTTCATCGACAATTTCGACCGTGCATTGGCGCACGGCGGCCGGATTTTGAACGACCTTCTGAAGTACTACTACGACAACGAGCGTGACGAGGCAATCCGCAAGCCAGACGATTCCGTGGAGCTCATCCACATCAACGGGCCGTACACGGACAAAGCCGGCCAGGAGTGCTGCTTGAAGATGGACCAGGGAGAGTTCGACGTGACCATCACCGCCGGGCCAAGCTACCAGAGCCAGCGGGAAGAAGCCGCCGACTTCGCCGACACCCTGGCCAAGATGCCGGAAACCTTCTCGAAGATTGGCGATCTGATCGTGCGGATGCGTAACCTTGGCCAATGGGGAGACCAGATGGCCGAACGCCTCACGCCGCCGGAGTTCCGAAAGGACCGGCCGCCCATCCCGGCTGAGGTCCAGGAGGCCCTGCAGCAGTTGCAGGCTCAACTTGAGGCCGCCAAGCAGGCGCTCGCCCAGGCCGAGTTCGAGAAGAAGGCCAAGACCGCCGAGCTCGAGAGCAAGGAAGGGATCGTGGCCCTCCAAGAGCAGACCAAGCTGGTGGTCGCCACGCTCCAGGTTGACCTTCAGGCCGCCCAGTCCATGCTCCAGGGGGAGTTGGCGGCCATCCGGGAGCAGCTTCAGTTGTTCGTCAAGACCAGCGCCCTGGAGGCGAAGCCCGGGCCGGAGGCGGGGGCTTGAAACAGAAAGGCTTGAAAATGTTCCTGTGATGGTCTATAGTGGCAGGTGAACGAAGGCCAAGGCCCATGACGGTGGGCTGAGGCCAGTACCCCAGAGGGCAGCTTTCGAAAGGGCGGCCCGGGTGGAGCCTACCGGCTTCATTCGGCCGCCCTTTCTGCTTTCTGGGGGCAGGAAATGAGGAGAACGCAATGCCCGACGTAGACGTAGCGGCATCGTCACCCGCAACAGCAGCACCGCCGCCAGCGGCCCCGGTCGAGGAATATCAGACACCCGACCTGAGCACCCTGAGCGGTGAGCAGTACCAGAAGTGGCGGCAGACCGGGGAAGCCCCGGCCGTCGCGCCGAAACCTGCGGACTCGGCACCCGCGAAGGACGCCGCGCCGAAAGGCGAAACCGCGCCGGCCACGGACCCGGAACCCAAAGTTGAGGAGCCGAAGAAGGCGAAAGGCGCCGAGGCGCGCAAGGAACAGCTACACCTCGAAGTCCAGGAAGCATTACGTGAACGCCGGGAGGCCCTGAGACAGCTCGAAGAAGTACGGGCCACGCTCGCACGGGAAAGAGGCGATAAGTCGGCTACGCCCGCCGCATCGTCCGAGCCAATAGGCGAACCGTTGCTCAAGGACTTCCTGGAAAATGCCGAGACCTACGAGGCCGGCCAGCAGGAGTTCCAGCGCGCGCATTCGCAATGGGCCATCGAACAGCACGAAGCCAAAAGGCAAGCGGCTGAACAAGAGCGCACCGTTGCGGAGCAGCGCGAGGCTTTCGCCCAGCGGGTCGAGAAAGACGCTGTCGGGATCGAGGATTACGACGCGGTGATGGCCGGGGCCAAGCGGTTGACGCCGACTTCGGCCATGTGGACTGCGTTCTACGAGTCCGAAATGCCCGGCAAGCTCATTTATCACTTGGCGAAGAATCCGCAGGAGTTCGCGCGGATCGCGGCGCTTAGCCCGGCAAAGTCGATCATCGCACTCGGCAAGATCGAAGAAGGCTTGCTTTCCCCAAAGAACGGCACACCGGCTCCTCCCCTTAAACCCATCCAACATTCCAACGCCCCGCCACCGCCCACCGAACTCGCGGCCCGCAATATGGCCCCCGCAGACGAATCGGAGGCGGCGCTCGAAGAGGCCCGCAAGGGCGATCCGGGCGCTATGCGGCGCTGGATGAGCTTGGAAAACGCGAAGGATCTGAAGAAACTCAGGGGGACCTAAGTGGCAAACATTTTCAAGGTAGCAGACTGGATCGCCGCACAGACCATGCGGATGCTGGTGAACAAACTGGAAGTCGCCGGGACCTTCCACACGGACTACGGTTCTGAGTATCAGCGGGACTTCGCCATCGGCGAGATCCTCCGCGTGAAACTGCCGCAGCGCTGGACCGTCCGAGAAGGTCTGGGCTATGTCCCGCAGGGCATCAATCGCCAGGAAACCACCATCACCATCGACCGGGTTTTCGGCATCGACTTCGAGTGGGATTCGCTGGAGCAAGCTCTGAAGTTGGAGCGCGGGCAGGACGCCATCAAGCGCGAATATGTGGACACCGCGGCGGCCGCCTTGGCGCAGTCCATCGACTCACGCGCAGCCGAGTTCGCCTACCTCAACACCAACAACATCGTGGGCATCCTGGGCACCGACCCGACCACCACCAACACCGCCGGCGCGGCTCGCACGAGGTTTACCGAAAACGCCTGCCCGCCCGGAGTGCTGAACCTGATTGTCCGGCCGAAGCACATGGAGGCTGTCGTCAACGGCGGCACTGCCCTGTTCAACGACCAGGGCCAGATCGCCAAAGCCTTCAAGGAAGGCTACTACGGGCGGGCGCGCGGCTTCGACTGGACTCAGTCGATGTCGCTCTACTCGCACACCGCCGGCACATGGGCCGGTGCGGTATCCACCAGCAGCGCCGGACAGTCCGGATCGTCCATCGCTCTCACCGCGACCACCGGCGACACGTTCCTCAAGGGCGATGTCGTCAACTTCGCCGGTGTGTTCAACGCCAATCCCCAGACTCGGCGGTCGACCGGGACGCTCAAGGAGTTTGTTGTCCAGGCTGACGTGACGGCGGCCGCTTCGGCGGCAACCATCAGCATCGCGCCGGCCATCGTCGGACCGGGCAGCCAGTACCAGAACGTGACTGCGCTCCCGGCCAACGCGGCGGCGCTGACGCTGTTTCCTGGAACCAGCTCGCCGAACGGCAAGGCTGGCACCCAGAACTTGGCAATCCATCGGGATGCTTTCGCGCTGATCGGCATCCGGCTGGGCCTTCCGAAAGCCGTCGAGTTTTCAGCCCAATCCAGGGACCCCGATACCGGGATCAACGTGCGAATCGTCCGGACCTGGGATCACGACGAATCGAAGTTCAAGACGCGCATGGACGTGGTGCTGGGCTTCGGAGTCCTGTACGCCGACCACTGCGCGGTCCGCGTGTTGGGAGCGTAAGGAGAAACCACCATGACCAAACTCAAGCGTGCATCACTGCAAACCATCCTGGGGTTGCTCCTGGCGGCGGTCGCCTACGGGCAGCCCACCTTCACGGCCACCACGTTGTCATCGGCCTACACCGCCGGCGACACGGTTATCAACGTGGCGTCGGCGACTGGCTTCACCGCCAAAACCACCGTGGCCCAAATCGGGCGCGAGCTCATGCAGGTGCTTACGGTGAGCGGCACCAAGATCGGGGTCCGCCCTGGGGCCTTCGGCACGCGCTCGACAAACCACGGGAACGGTATGCCGGTACTTGTCGCGGCCAACGAGAATTTCTCGGCCTGCGGCGGGGGCGGCGGCGGCGGTCCGTGCGGCTTCGCATACAACTCAGAGTTCAGCGGGGGGCCGTTCTACTCCGGCACGTTCCCCGTGACTCTCACCACCGCCGGCGCGCTGACCTACACTGCCGGCCAGGTGCTTGCCGGGTTGATCTTGCGGGATCCGAACGGGGCAGCCAGGACCGACACGACACCTACCGCCGCGCTTCTGGTGGCCGCGGTTCCAGGGGCAATGAACGGGTCGAGCTTCCGGTTCACAATCCGCAACGATGCCGATGCGGCGGAAACCATAACCGTGGCGGCTGGCACCGGCGGAACAACCAGCGGCACTATGACCATCGCGCAGTCGAACAGCAAGGAGTTCCTGGTGCGATTCACGCGGGTGGACTCCGGCAACGAGGCGTACACGATTTATAGCCTCGGAACCGTGGTCCATTAGGTTCTTCCGTGCGACCACGAGGAGCGCCGACGTAAATCTCCTCCCCGAGTGCGCGTCGGCGCTCCGCTGAAAGGAAAGCTATGGAATACCAGGAATACCCGAAATGGATCACTACTTTGGCCGGGGAAAAGCGAATTGTCGAAAACCGAGCCGAGGAAGATGCTTGGACTCTACCACCGCCGGAACCGAAACCGCCGAAGCGGGGAAAGAAAGACGACCCTGACGACGACACCGCCTGATGCCCTCGCTCACCACCATTGCCAATGCGGCCGCTCGGAGTCTCGGAATCATGGACTCGGGCGGGTCGCTTTCTGCGGCGCAACTCACTGACGCCCTGACCGCCGCAAACCAGATTCTTGAAAACTGGAGCTCCGAAGGCCGGATGATCCTGACCGAGCTGCTGACCTCGTTCGCCCTGACCTCCGGCACCAACAGCTACACCATCGGGCCGTCCCAGTTCATCAATATCGCCCGGCCAGTGCGGATCAACGCCGCGACCCTTCTGCTGACCTCCGGCCCGAGTAGCCCGGTCCAGGTGCTCCAGAGCGTAGCGGAGTGGGAAGCCCTGGAAGATCGCGAGTCCAGCAGTTTCAAGGTCGGGGCGCTGTTTTACGACCGGGCCAGCCCGACCGGCACGATCTATGTGGCGCCGAAGCCGCTGGGGAGCGCCAGCATCCAGATCGCCACCTGGGTCCCGCTGGCGCAGTTCGCCGACGTGACGACCTCGCTGACCCTGTTACCTGGCTACGAGTTGCCCGTCCGTCTTTCGCTTGCTCACATGCTGGCGCCGGAATACAGCGTCCTTTTCTCCAAGGAATCCACCGAGCGGCTGGCGATGGCCATGGCGACGCTGGAAAACCTGAACGTGCAGCACTCGGCGGTGCCGGGTATGCCGGTGGCTGCCTGATGCCTACTGCCCGAACAGTCATCACCCACGCCTGCCGCCTGCTCGGCTACAGCCTTTCGGGAGCAACCCTGCCGGCGGACATCGAGACAGATGGGCGCAACGCGCTCAACGATATGATCGGAGTCTGGTTGAACGAGTCCCTGATGGTTTCCTCGATCCGTGAGGACATTTTCACGCTGACCATCAACCTGAAAACGTACACGATTGGTCCCAGTGGGGCAACCTTCACGGCGCCGCGCCCGGTCTACATCAAGGACGCGAATCTGATCTTGCAGCAGTCAACGCCCGTGGTCCGCTTGCCGATGCGGATTCTGCGCGATTCGGGCGAGTGGGCGAACATCGGCGTCCAGGACATCACCAACTCGATCCCAGCCGCGCTCTACTACAATCCGACCATCCCAAACGGGACCATCAAGATACACCCACAACCGCTGCTGGCCTACCAGCTCGAGCTTTTCTCTTGGGCGCAACTCTCCTCGTTTGCGGACATCGCCACCACGAACTACGACCTGGCGCCGGGTTATGAATCTGCCCTGAAGTACAATCTGGCGGTCGAGCTGGCTCCCATGATCCCGGACAAGATGAAGCAGGGACGGCTCGCAATGGTGGTAACCCGGGCGCGGGAGTTGAAGGCGATTCTGAAAGGGAAGAACTCGACGCCGCGGCGGTTATTTTCCGATGTGCCTGCCGGGGCGCGCGGCGGGGCTGATTTCGACTGGCGGACGGGGAATCTGAGGATGGCGGGGTAAGACTATGCCTCTTGACAGCAAACTCGTAGGCGCAAACGAGCGGCTGATCTTCTGCTGGGGCGACCCGCTCACGGCCCAAGAAGCCGCTGTACTGAGCGTCATCGACGCCCGCAACCCGACCGGAAAGTTCGCCGGTCTGGTCCAGAACTTTGCATTGTTGCAAAATGCGGCCGGCACCTTCGACTTGGCGCGGGCGGCGGCCGGTACGACCGGCATCCCGGCCGTCAACACCGAAGGCACCAAACTGAGCTATTCAGTCGGCGTGATCGACTTCCTGCCGGTGGCGACACCCACCGACTTCTGGAACCTCACCGGCTCGGCCACCAAGACCGTTCGGGTGACGCGCATCGTCATCAGCGGAATCGCCACTGCTGCGGCCAGCCGGGCCACGCAACTCATCAAGCGGAGCACAGCGAACACCGGCGGCACGCCGACCAGCCTGACGATTCCGCCCCACGACTCGAACGACGCTGCCGCCACGGCGCTGGTGCAGACCTATGCCGCCAATCCGACCACCGGGACGAGCGTCGGCATTTTCGGAGCCGAGACTTTGAACCTGGGGGCGGCCGGAGCGGCTGGCAGAATTGAGTGGAACTTCACCACGCGCAACAGCAAAGCCGGGGTCCTTCGCGGCGTGGCGCAATCCCTGAACCTGAACTGGGCCGCCGCTGCGGTGCCTGCCGGCACGCTGCTGGCGATCCAGGCGGAATGGACTGAGGAGTAATCGAGTGTGCCGACCGCCCCGGACTTTGGCTTCTGCGGGCCGACCTACCAAGCGGTCTCGAAGGTCCTGGACGCTTCCCGCGCGATAAACCTCTACCCGGAAGCCGGGTTCCCCACTTCCAAAAGCAAGGCCGCTCTCATCGGCACGCCAGGGGTGCTTCACTGGGCCACGTTGCCGTTCGGACCGGTGCGAGCGCTGTGGCCAGGCGTGGGGCGCTTGTTCGCCGTGGGCGGCACGCACGTCTACGAGCTGAACTCGCTCGGCGCGATCATCACGGATTTCGGGGCAATTCCCGGCAGCGACGGCGTCAGCCCGGTGCAGATTTTCACGGGCGGAACTAATTCTTCCAACGCGCAGTCGGCGCTGATGGATTCGAGCGTCCCGGCTATTTTTAAGGTCGGCCCAGGAATCGTATCGGTGCTCTCGAACGCCTGGGCGGTCGAGTTTCTGGACAGCTTCTACTTTGCTCTGGGGTCGCCCGGCACAGAGCAAAATCGCATCAAGAGTTCGGACCCATTGAATCTTTCGAGCTGGCCTGTGCTGAACTTTGCTGATCGCAGTGGCAACGCCGACTTGGCCTTGAATATCGCCCAAGTCAACGGGCAGCTCTGGATTTTCGGAATGAAGAACCTGGAGGTCTGGGCCAATGCCGGGCTGTCGCCGTTCCCGTTGGAGCGCATCGCCGGTTCGACCATCAACACCGGCGTGTTCGCGCAGTACTCGATCCAGAAAGTCGGCAACATCATCATGTGGCTCGGCGCGAGCGAGCGCGGCTTCGGATCGGTCTATCGGAACGACGGCCTGCTTCCGGTGCGGGTTAGCCCGCCAGCCATCGAGAACATGATCGCCAGCTACCAGTTGGGCTCGGCTGGCGCAACCCAGGTCACGGCCTTTACCTACGAGGAAGATGGCCACCTGTTCTACGTGCTGACCTTTCCGGCGACGTTGGGGAACCCCAACGGCTCGGCGCTGGCCTACGATCTGACCACGGGCATGTGGCACGAGCGCGCCCACCTGAAAGACGATGGCGTGACCCTGGAGCGCCCGCTCTATCACTGCGTCGCCAGCTTGTCAAACTTCGGCGGCGGCGGCGCGACCCCCATCAACTTTGCCGGGGCCTGGAACAGCGGGAAAATCTATAAAATGGGCTTGCAGTACTTCAGCGACGATGGGAATCCCCGGATGTATGTCCGCACTGCGCCGCACGTCTCGGACGCGGATCGCTGGATGAAGCACGCATCGCTGCACGTCTCGGCTGACACTGGCGGCTCGACGCCGATGACGCTCGAATACTCGAACGACGGCGGCCGGACGTTCACGGGTGGACCGTACACCATCGTCCCGAGTGCCGAGGTCCCTCAGCGGTATAAGTGGTACCAACTCGGGCGCTCACGCGATCGGGTTTACAAGACGACGCTGGTTCAGTCGCACGCCGCCATCCGTCTCATCAACGCCTACCTCAACGTGGACCCTGGCACGGAGCCCTGATGGCCGATGTCAACGTTCAAACGGAGTGCGTTCCACCGCTCACCACCCCGCACTTCACCGGGGCGTCGCTAACCCCCAACCCGAACGGCGAAGTGGGTTTGCTCACCTGGCCGTGGATCATGTTTTTCCGGTGTGTGGCCAAGAAGGTGGCCACCGGCGTCGTCGCCGGCGACCCAGGCACCGTCAACTTCACCCCCACGCTGGCCGCCTACGGTATGATGAGCCTCAAGGACTTCACCCTGGGCGGTTCCGGAAAGGCCGATCTGGTCCACGTGGTCGTCTGGTACGTCGATGAGCCGGACACGCAGTATCTCTACGCCATCCTGACCGATTCGCTCAACTCGACCGACCTGACGCCCAGCCCCGGCGTGACCGTGTTCGCACGCGCCAAGGAGATCGCCGGGGTGGTCCCCGCCTTCGCCACTGGCGACCTGGTGCTGATCGACGACTCTGGTCAGGACCCCGACGCTACCGACTTCCGCAAGTACGAGCTGGTGACCCTGGGGACCATCACCGGCACGCAGCCGGGCGCGGTGACCTTCGCGCTGGCTTCGCGCGGGAACCTGGGGAGCACCAAGTCGGCCCACAACGCTGGCACGCGGCTCTACAAGGTCAAGGCGGCCCACTTCGCCGTGCCGACCAAGGACAACACCGGGAACCCGAAGATCACCGGCGATGAAAGCGTGCCGCTGGCAAACGCCTGCGTGGTGGCCATGGGCCTGGCGGCTTCCGATGTGGGGACCATCGGGACGTTCAACGTCAAGAACTGCTCGCGCCTGGCCTACCCGTTCCCTGGCACGCTGACGCAGCGCAACCCGGCGCCGGGCTTCCGCACTTGCACCGGGGCCGAGTACACCATCCCCCTGGGCGGGGCGCTGATCGCCGGCCAGAGCTCGCCCTTCCGCTTGGTGGTATCCGAGAACGCCAGCCCGCGGAACGTGCTCGGCCGGGTGTTGGTGTCGCCGGAGGGTTCGATTGCGTTCTATGATGGGATCCTGGGCGGAGAAACCGACAAGGGGCTGATCGCCTACGTGCTGCTGATCGAGCCCCAGCAGGATGGGCTGCCCAACGGAGCGCGCCGGATAGCGGTGCTCGACCAGCTTGCGATCATTGCGGGCGAGTTTGCCACGTTCCCGCAGAACGACGTGCTGGACTTCCGGCGGATGCCCTATCGCCCCGCCTGGCCCTTCCTGTGCCCGGTAATCGGCACCCTGGACAGCCTCTTTGACCCCGCCCTAGGGGCGCTTCGGACGGGCGTGCTGCCCTTCACGACCACCGGGGAGTTCTTGCAGATGGAGGAAGGCGGCGAGCTGGACGCGGTGATCGCCCGGGCCGGCTCGGACGTAGCGGGATCGCATTTGACTGTGACGGTGCAAACATGAAAAGACTGATCGCTCTGCTTCTCCTGTGCGGCCTGCACTCGATGCACGCCCAACTGGTCACCATCAACGAGGACCTGGTCGACGCCCAGGGCAACAACCTGGCCGGCTTCCTGCGGATCTCGACGCCGCCCTACCTGCTGCCGGTCGGCTCGGCCCTGACGATCACCGGCGCGACCAACGCCACCCCCATCGAGATCACCGCCACCGCCCACGGCCTATCCACGGGCCACACGGTCTACATCGTTGGGGTCCTGGGCAACACCGCGGCCAACGGGACATGGCGGATCACCAACACCGGGGCCAACACCTTCACCCTGACCAGTTCGGTCGGAAACGGCGCCTACACCTCTGGCGGCACGGCCCAGCGGCTCCTGCCGGTCGGCCCGAGCACGCGCCGGCATCCCACCAGCGGGACCTTCAGCGGCAACATCAACCTGACGCTCGAGCCCACCACCACAGGCATCGCCATCCCCGGCGGGGCGGCGGCGGGGTTCACCCACCTGGTCAACTACGTTCTGAACGACGGGACCACCTTCAACGAGCGCTGGAACATCCCAGCCACACCGACCACCACCACCGTTTCTGCCGTGCGGGCGCCGGGGACGCTCAACCCGACCGCGAGCGTGGCGCTCACCCAACTGGCCGACTTCGGGACCGACACCCGGAACAGCGTGATCTGCTCGGACGGAACCAAATGGACCCGGTGCCTGGTGAACATCGCCAGCAACGCGAACACCGCGACCACCTACACCGTCGCCGACGTTGACCGGAACAAGCTGGTGACTTTCAGTAATACCAGCGCCGTGGCTGTGACCTTGCCGCAGGCGGGCGCCTCCGCACTGTTTCTTTCGGGCTGGTACGCCTGGTTCCGCAACATCAACACCGGCCTGGTCACGATCACGCCGACCACGTCGACCATCGACGGCGCGGCGACCTTCACGCTCGGCAAAAGCCAGGACATCATGGTGGTGTCTGACGGGACCAACTACTCGGTCGCCAGAGGATCGAGCGTCCTCAGCCGCACGTCCAGTTTTTGCTCGGGCACGGCCACCAGCAGCGTCACGCTGTTCATGGTGCTGTGGCCGTCCGGGGCCTGCACCAATACGACTGAAGGGGTGACCACCGAGCTGCTGGTCAGCGCCGCCGGCACACTTCGCAATCTCCGAGTGAAGGCTGGCACGGCGGGATTCGCGGCGGGCAGCGGCGCCGTCACGCTGCGGATCAACGCAGTGAACTCGGCAGTCACCTGTACGGTAGGAACCGGCACCACCTGCTCGAACACCGCCAACGTGGCCACTGTGGCCGCCGGCGACCGGATCACCGCGCAGATCGTCACCGTGGCGACCGAGACCTTGGCGAATCTGCAAATTGCTTTCGATTACTGATGCCGCGCGACACCGACCTGTACGCTGACTCGTGCCACCGCGTCGCCACGACGCACATTATCGGGAGCACCGCGAGCGCCGCGGGTGTCGACGGCCTGATCGAAGAGCTGGCTGCTCAGTTGACGGCGGCCCGGTGGACCAAGACCGATAACGGCGTGTCCGGCGGGCACCCGTTCTACAAGTTCGTGTCGCAGCAGTCGCAATGGTGGGACGATGAGAACAACCCGCCAGCTGGCTACGTGGGCAAGGTGAAGGTGCACTTATTCGCCACGGTGAACACCGCAATGCAGATTCAGGCCATGACCGCCGACGACGCGATTCAGCAATCGACGGCGGACAATCGGACCGCATTCAGCATCAACTTCGCCGATGGCTTTCAGGTTCGGATCATCGCGTGTCCCTACCAGTTCGCCCAGTTCTACCGGACCGACTCGGCGGACTTCCATAGCATGTTGGTGAGCGCCCTGCATACCCCGCGTTTTCTCCAGGAGCGGCGAGAACTCAAAGAAACCCTGCTCGCCAGCAGGAACGCTTTTCGGCTGCGGTTGGGGTCCGGTACCAACACGGTGTTTTTCTCGGTGGTCAAGGACAAGGTCGGAACCACCACCAACGACAGCATCGACGCGCGCGCCTGGGGTCCGTCAATCGTCGCGCCCTACGCCGGCTCCGGTGCGTTCGCGCTGGGGCGCGGCCTGAAAGTGGTCAACGCCAAAGATGACCCGACGTTTGCCGACCCGACCCTCTGGTTCCCGTTGGGGTCGCCGCCGATGGTGGCCTGGGGCAACGTGGTCCACGGTCTGAATGTGGTCCAGGACATCAACAAGCTCCGGGGCTGGCTCTGGGATGCCATCGTGCTCAGTGAGTCCTACCCGCTCGGCTACACCGTCACCATGCCAGACGGGACGATCTGGGAAGCCTACACCGATCCAGGGCTGTTGAACCAGACATTGTTCATCAGGAGCCTTTGAGTGTACTCGGCGGCGCAACTCTGGATGGATCGGGCAGCGTTCGGCGCCACGACGAATCTCTCGCGCCGCGACGATTGGGTTGAAAACGCCGCGAAGTTCTGCGCGGCCGCCGGCTGGACGATCCGGGTGAACGGGGCCATCTTCACCGTGACCACGACGACCACGTTCATGTTGAGTTACAAGGTCTTTGCGATCCCGCCGGACGATGACGTGTTTTGGCGGATCATCCGCAACGACAATGGCCAGTTCATCCACGTGATCGACGAGCCGAAGTCGGACGGGACACAGCCGCCGGGGCGAGTGCTACGAACTGGCCTCAACCCGTCGCCTGCAACACTGCACGCGAAGGTGGTCTTGGCGATCATGATTTTGCTGCAAGACAAGGGGATCACCCCGACCCCCCTTGGTCCGCTCGATACCCGGATGACCACCGACTCACCCCGCAACGATTTCCTGGTGAATATGTCGATCGGCTCGTCGCTGCGGAGTGGAACGACCGACACACAGGCGTATGCCGGTTTTGTCTGCACCAGCCAGCCCAGTCGCAAACGCTACCTGAAGGGGGCCGCGCAGATCAAGACGGCAGGCGGCGACAACTACATCTCGATCTACCTGACTTCCAAGGTCGAAGGCGGCGGCGACTTCGACAACAACATGATCCACGTGGCGGGGGCGAAATCGTTCGCGGCGTTTGCGACCGACACCCCGATCCTGGACGGGGAGCAAGCTGCTTCGACTTTCGGCCGAACAGGCGCCGGCGGCATCGGGCAAAAGGGCTTGGAGCGCATGGGCCAGCTCGACATCGCCCGGACGATCGCGTTCGCCGATCCCTACCAGTTGATTCTCCATGTTGAGGGCGCACCCGAGGCGTTCATTCACGCAGCCGCTTTGAAGCTGATCGACTTTCGGACCAGCGCGGCCGATGATCTTCCGGTCACGTCTGCGAACTTCTTTGCCGCCCGGCGGTCACAGTCGGGCGGTCGGAGCTTCCGAGCGTTTGGGGTCCTTGAGCCCAACGTGCTGCGCGTGGAAGTGAACAGCAAGGCGTTCTACGGCTCGCAGCCCAGCGAGAGCGCGAAGGTCCAGCTCGGCATCCTTCGGACCACGGGCGACAACGCCGTGTCGAAGTTAGGCGTGCGGTGGGGTGGCGACGGTGCGACCGACGACATCGGTGAAGTCTGCGAGCCGTGGATCGTGATGAGTCCGAAGTCGGGCGGCACTGGTTTCGCGGCCGGCGAACTCTGGGATGCCATGTCGATCTACGAGCGTACCCCGGAGCCGACCATGGGGCGATTCGTTTGGGACAGCCAGCCCTGGATTCGCTACACCAAAGACGCGCAGAGCCTCGCGGCCGGGGAAGTGCCGTTCACGCTTTGCTTGCGCGCAACCCGAAAGTTCATCCCACCAAAATGATATGCCAGCCATCGTCCTGAAATCCGAGAAGCTGCGTCCGACCCTCTCATCCGCGGGCGGCACGCCGGCGACGCTCGGATTCATGCCCTTCCTCGGTGTCCAGCTTGGGCGCGATGGGATCGACGATCCGCTGGTGGTGCTGCCTGCGAGCTATCGGATGCCCATTCCCAACGCCAACCAACCGTTTGCGAGCTCCTGGGTCTACGACTCGGTGCTGGCGCTGCCGCTGTCGGCTTGCGCGAAAGTTCCACCGCCGCCCGATCTTCGGGCGGGCTTTCAACTGCCCCAGTACCGGAGGCCTAGGTTCCCGAGATAATCCTTGCACCCGTGCATGGGCCGTGGCACTATTGGTCCTAGTACTATGATTCCACGATTCGACTGGTCGCTCAACTTCGGGCATCTGTTGACCATGGTCACGTTTCTACTGGTGGCCCTTGGCTCTTTCTATCGGTTACGCGGAGAGCAGAGCATTCATAAGATGCAACTGGAGGCCATCTCGAAGTGGATCGACCAGCATGACGAAGTACTGAAAACGAACCTGAAAGACTTCCAGGAATCGAGACTCCAAGGCGCGCTCACAACTCAACTTCTGCAAACCTTGGTCGCCCGGGTCGAGCGGCTGGAGGCACGGCGCGCGGGAGTGGGAGGCTGAGATGGCGTTCGGGATAATGCTGGTCGCGGTCGTGTTTCTCGCGCAGGTCATCGCTGGTGTGCTGGAGCGTGAGGTCAAAGGCTTCGCGGACCTATTTCACCGGCACAGTGAGTTCGGTGCCATCGCCGTGTGGGTTTGGAGCGTGCTGTGCCAGGCGCTTCCGGCGCCGGGGAAAGGCGCATCCTGGGTGCAGACCACGTTCTACAATCTCGCGCACCTGGCCGCGGGGAACCTCCGATTGATCGGCAAGCGCGCCGGCGGGGAAGGGTTGATCGACCGGCGGCTGGGTACTGGCAGCTTCACGAAAGAGGACTTGGCGCGGATGACGAAAGACGGAGCGCCGAAAGAGTAGATCAGCGGCGGCGGTTCCGGCTTCGATCGGCAAGCCGTGAGGGTGAGCGCCAGGGCGAGAGCCAGCGTGCAGCTTTTCATCCATACCGCTCCTTGGACCGCTTGACGGCCTCCAGGGCCTCGGCTATGGCGCGCTCCAGGCGGGTGGGCGGCGCTGGGGGTCCCTGAGTAGCCTTCGGGGCCCCTGGCGCAGACCTGGTGGGGGTAATGCGCGGCGTTGTGGGTTCTACGGCCATTCCTGGGGGCGGCGCGGACAGCTCCATCCGCCGCTTGCGCCCCTCGGCGGCGAACAGATAGGCGCTCTCCAGCCTGTCAAGCTCCTCCAGCCGCCCCAGGAGGTCCCGCTTGGTGCTCACCCGGTAGCGCAGATCGGCCAGGGTCGCTTTGCGGCGGGTCATGGGGCCTGCACCAGTGCACGCTCGGGGATCACGCCGCCTCCCGCACGTCCGCGACCGCGATGCCACGTTTCTCCCGCAGCAGCCGAGCAACTCGGAACGGGTCGGTCTTGCGCTTCCTGATCCAGCTTGTCCAGACCAGCTCCTTGACCAGATGCCAGGTCCCCCGGGCCAGATCGTAAGGCGGGTACAGGTCGACGTCGATCTCGTACCAAACGCTTCCATCGGGTCCTACATGACGGATGATCTGTAGGGAGGGGTGACCGAAAGGTACAATCTCCCGCCAGCCGATCCGCGCCGTCGGCCCGTGGTTCTGGACCAGATCGTATCGGATGAACTTGTCGGGCGTCAGACCGAACTGGAGCAGATCGTAGAACACGCCGAAGTCGGTGCTGATCGAGCCGCCGTCGGCGAGCACGATCTTGGGTGGCTCAGCCCAGGGGCAGTAGTCGAAGTAGCGACAGCGGTCGGGCTCCGCTTCGATCAGGCGTATGATGGCCTCTGCCAGACACATCTTCGCTGGCTGGCCTACCAGCACAGGCACCTGATACCGCCGCAGCACCGCGTCGATGTTCGCGGCGCACTGGGCGGCGGCGGGGGATTGGGGTTTCATGTTCGCTTCCTCCGCTTCCGCTTCGACCTGGCCGAATCAGTGTAACGATCCCGCGCCCCGTCCCAATCACCATGGGCAGCCTCCAGACCTGGTCGGTCGCAGTCAGGTGTGCGCGGTAATTGCTTCAGGTTGTAGCAGAGGTTCGCCATCCGCGCACCGGCTAAAATCAAAGCCTCCACACACTTTTCTTTCTCCGTCACTTGCGCCTCCACGCTCACGGTTTATCTGGGCGGCGCGTTTGTTCATCAACAGAATCATTCGCATTGTTTCCGTCCCTCCAGAATCTTCTTGCCACACGCGCAGATCGCCTCGCCATCGTGATTCCTCCCCTCCGCCGTCCCTCTCCCCCCACCCGATACGACGGCTACGGGCGAGGGGTCATGGCCGCTTTCCGAACTGGGTCTGTCATTTCGTGTTGGTCAGCTTTCATTGGGCATCAACCCCTCTCCAATGGGTAGGGGCCGGAGTGTTGGCGCGCCTACATCTGAGGCCCCACCTTCGGAGCACGCCAGCAGCCGACCCCGCATCCTCACAACTCTCTGCCCACACGTTCACGGAAGCGTTGGAGAGTGTCGGCCACATGGGCGATATCCTCTACTGCATCGCGGATTCGCTCACCCTCTTCTAGATGATCCACGTCGGCGTGTTCCATGATGGTTTTGACCGCTTCGCGTAGCCGTCGCTCAGCTTCCGATAGCTTCATCGCCGTGATCCTCTCCGCGTGCACCCGATGCACGCCTCAGCGCGTCACGCTGAGCCTGCCGAACAGCACACCGAAATACAGATCCCGCTCCTCTCCAGGGGGGAGGTTGAGTGCTTGCCGAAGTTCGGACACTTCGACGGCCACGGCCGGGAACTTGGACCCCAGCGTGTTCTCGACGATGATGATGTCACCGACACCGCCGCGAATCCCTTCCCAGTGGGAATGGCGGAGCGCCCCGCGGATGAGGTCTGATCTCCGCTTCAGTCCCTCCGTCCACCGGATGGCCGTCAGTTCGTCGAACAGCGCATCTACCGGTCCGACGTACCTTCCCTCCGGCGTGATGGCCCACACGGACACCCCGGTGCTGCGTCCCGTACTGTGAAACCCCGGCGCGTTGGTGGTCTTGTACTCCCAATCGGCGGGCAGCTTCATGGCCGGGAACGGGTTGAACTCCTGAGCATCCATCAGGCGGTCGAAGTGATCCCGGTGGCGTCCGAAGGTTTCGTGGTCCGGTCGCTTGTTTCCGCGCGGGTCGCCAACCACGGCGGCGTCGAGCGCGATCAAGCAGACCTGATTGGTAACCGGTTCAACTGCCGGCACCGAAGCTGGAAGGCGAAATGGTCCGAGTCCCATGTTGGTTACTCTCCCTTGGCGGGGTCACCGCCGATACTGCGGAGTTTCTAAGATGAGTTCCGCTGGCCGCAGCCGTGAGGTCTCCGTTTACAGCACGTCAGGGCCGCCGCCATCAAGTCTCAGTTCCTCCGCTTCATCTCGAAGACCTCAGCCGTGCGGCCTCTGTGCAATATCGGGTCTTTTCAATGCACTGGGTGCCCCCGCAGCGAACCTTGAAGCCGCACGACTCAAAGTCTCAGTTCCTCCGTTTGCGCTTGCGCGTGTTCCTCTCGATCTTCCGCAGTTCCCTGCGAATATCCATGAGGACAGCGATACCCGCACGCTCCCAGCTCGGGCATTTCCCATGCTCGTCGATCACCGTCCAGTTCGTGTTCTTGCCTTGGCGGTCAACCATGGTCGAACCCCCTCAAGCGGCCCCTCTCCGGCTGGGGAGAAGATACTGCGGGGCCGCCAAAACGGGTTCTGGTAGCTGTCGATAGCCTCACCCCCTCAGTCTTTCTCCTCCCAAACCTGGCCGACCTGAATCTCGTCCATCACCGTTTCCTCTGGCAGCGCGGGCACTTGGCCGCCCCGCCCGCCTTGCGCGTAGCCCATTCGTGCTTGCAGTTGGCGCATTTGATGATCTTCGGCTTGTTTGCCATTATCGTAATACCGTAGCACGTCGACGTGGAGGTGTCAAGAGTTTTTCCCCTAGAGCCGGTAAAACCGAAACGCCCCGATGGTTGCCGTGAGCTTTGTCGGGTCTGCCCAGGACGGCTCCTGGCCTTCCGGCAGACTGTGGTAGTGGTTGGCCCACTCCTTCGCTTCTGGTAGCCCGAGAATCGGGCGTGTCGCCTGCACCACATCGCAGGATTCCAGCCATGCCGAATCCGCCGGCGTCGGGAACTTCCAGGAGTTCGGGTCGGTCTTGTTGAAGCTGCTGAATTGGAGCTTTTGTAGCACCACCTCGCCGGGGGTGTTCGGCCAGCGGGGGTCGGCGACGCGAGCGAAGATCACCTGGGCCACGCCAACCTTGGCCTCCCGGCTCTCGCCCCGGGCCTCCCGCCAGATACAGAGAGCGGCCAAGAAGAGGCCGTAATTCTGAGAGATGGGATTCATGGCTATGCGCCCTCCGGGGCGCTCAGGGCGGTTGGTGGCCTACCGGGCTGCCCGTCCCCCCTCGGACCCGCCACAGCAAGCGCCTGCCCAGCCGTGGGGGCCTGTAGGGGAGTCAGCGCCACCATCCCGGCGAAGATAACGATCATGTTAGGGAAGGGCGCACCCGCCTGGGCATTCCCGAACCTGAGACGCCCGCGAATGAACCGGATCTCCTTGGCCTTCGGCAGTACGGTGTCGTGGAACCAGCGCGTATCCGTTCGGGCCGGTAGCAGGAAAACGGCGAGTTCGGCTTCCAGCCCTCGTTCAAGCCAGCGTCCGATGCTACGTCCGTAAGGAGGATTGCAGTAAACCCGCTTCCCCCGCCAGGTGGCGAACAGTGTAGCAAGCCCGTCTTGGTCGCCTCCTATCGGGCAGGGGTCGTAGTTGAAGTGGAACTCCTGATCCAGCCTCGCATAGACGGCTTGCGGAGTCCCCCAGTCTACCCGCAAGGAGGAGAACAGCACCCGGTTCATGCTGCAATGCGGTAGACCCGGCCCCTGGACTCCGACTTCTCGGCGATGATGGCCAGCCGATGCTTGCTGCGGAGCGTGCTGAGGAAGCCGCGCACAGTGTGACGCTGCCACTTCAACTCGTCTACCAACTCCGTGAGAGACACCCCGCGCTCCCGGTTGAGCAGGCGAACGATCTCCGCACCTTTGCTGTCCTTGCGGAAAGCACCGCCGTTATCGGCGACCGCCTTGCGACGCGCCGATTTGGCTGCGACTGTCGGCTCATTGCCGGGGATCAGTACTTGGATCGCCTGCCATATCTTCTGGACGCCGTAGGGTCGGTTGCGAAAACGCTTCAGCGGCTTCAGCTTGCCAAACGGCGGCGCACCGGCGAAACTGTTCCAGATCGCCGTTACCTCTTCCTTGGTCCACTGTCGCTGGTTCACCAGCGCCAGTAATTGGGCTTTGGTTGCGAAGGAGTCGCCGATGGCAGTTTCGCCCGGCGAGTAAGTGATGTTTTGGTCTTGGTCGATACTAAACATGATCCCTCCAGGCAGAAAGTCTAGCACGGATCATAATGGATCGCAAGGTCTTTCTTCATGCCTCCCGCGCTTCCGGCTTCCACTGACTGCCCCGTACCGCCCAGGGGCAGGGGAACCGGAGCATGCATCGTCTGCACGCCGCCCAGGGACCGCCGGCAAACATCAGGTCAGACGGCTCGCGGTGGAACAGGTTGTGCCAGGCGGTGCGGAGCCAGCGAGGTATTCTCACAATTCCCTCACGTCCGGCAACCGCGCCCGATCGCGTTTTGGCGGAATAGCCCGCATCACATCGTCGAGCGATCGAGCCTCGATGTAGAGCGCGCCCTCGCCTTCCGCGCGTGCCCGGAAAAACTTTTGCGCCAGACGCAACCTTCCACCGCCGGGCCTCTTGCATTCGATCCAACAGATGACGGCGACGCTGAAGTTCGCTACCAGCGGCCCCCCGTGCCAATGCACCCTTCGCCCAGTCGGAATCTGGGCCACAATGTCCGGCGTGCCCTCCGGTGCCAGCAGTACCCGCCGACCTTCCCGCTCGGCTTCGCCAGCGTTCAGCCGGATCGCCAGGATGCCCTCGTAGCCGAGGTAGTCCAGGACGGCGCGCTGGACGTGGGCTTCCTTGATAGCCAATCGGCGCCAGCGGTCAGCGGTAATCATCCTGACCTCCGTAGCGGGCCGTGCGTCATGTTCACTGGAGCGTCTCCATAGCGGTCAGGTCCATCACCATCGGCCGCTCCGAGTGCTGGCGGTGTTTGTCCGGGTGGCACTCCTGCCAGCACAACCCCACCAAATTGTCTGGGTGATCCGTGCCGCCGTGCGAGCGGAATTGCCTGTGGTGTTTGCCGAGTGCCCGTATTTTCCCGCAATGCGCGCACTTCCAGCCTTGTCGCTCGCAGATCAACCGGTCGAGCGGGTCCATCAGGGCAAGCTGCTGGGCCAGGTCAGTGGTGATCGTGGCCGTGACCAGCTCGACCAGCCCGCCGCGCCCACCGACGTAGGCTATAGCCTCGGGCGTCGCCAGGACTTCAGCCAGACCCGCGAGCTGTTCCACCGGCGCCACAGAAAACATATCCACGATCTTTTGCAGCGCCTTCCCCGCCGTCACGTCCGCCAGCCACTTGGTCACCAGCACGCCCTTGCTGACCCCGTGGGCCTCGCGGAACTCCTTGCGGTCCTGGGTCTGCGCCTGCTCGATGATGGCCGGGGTGAGCGCGCCGGCCGCCTCCATCCGCACGATGTCGCCGACGTTCCGGCGGCCTGCAACCGCTGCACGCTGCTTCGGGGTCATGGCGGCCAGGGTCGCGCTTTGAGCTAGGCCGATGGCATAATACGCCGTTCGCCAACGGAGACCAGTCAGCCGGGGAAAACCTTCATCACGTTGGAGGAAGTCCTGCCAAGTGCGGAAACCCAGATGCTCGCCCTTGTATAACTCGTCCCTCTGGATCTCCAGCAAAGCGTGACCCATGGCGATATACTCATCGAGTAGGTCGGCTACCTTCCGACAGATGCGCTCGCCGTGGCCTACGAGTCTGGACATTGCTGGTTCTGGTGTCATGGGGTTCTCTCGGTCAATTATGGCAGTGTCGCTCGTGCTTTGGTATGAGAAACAACAGTGGGCGCAAAGTGCCTTCGCAGGCATCGCGCAACTTATGTACTGGCTCCGGCGCCTTCTGCATGAACTCTTGATCTGTCAGCATCAAATAGACGACGCCGAGTACGGCTAGAAATCCTTGCATGGGCGTGCAGTTGGCGGCGTTAAGCACGTCAATGATGCTCGAGGCGAGCTTATCAGATGTTTGGAGGCTGGTCATGGGGTTGCTCCTTGGGCTTCCCGCTCCTGCGCTCGAGCCATTATCCTGCCCGCAATTCTCTCTGCCGCTTCTTCGCCAATCAGCATACTGTCTCGCTCCGCCTCAGCGTTAGCGATATCCCCGCACGCTTCGCGCTCCTCCAGTCGCCCCCGCTGCTTCCAGGCGAGCAGCAGATCGATCATCGCGTTCTGGGTCGCCTTGGATATTTCCAAGTCGCCGAAATTGTTGTCGAAGAAGTACGTCGCATCCCGCAGCGCCTCTTGCCGGTCGGTGTCGGTGGTCATCGGCTCCCCCTGGCTTTCCCCTTGCATTTCCAGCAGACAATCATCTTCCGCTGTGGTCTGCGGTTGGCGGTGATCGAAACGTCGTGCCCGCAGTCCAGAGCCAAAACCCAAACGCGCTCGTTAAGCGGCGACTGCCTTACGCTCTCCACGCGAGAAGCCAGCACGGGGCGATCATCGGTCATCGGCTCCCCCTTGCGCTCCGCTTGGGCGGTGTACTCCAGTCGTTGCCTTTACGGGTCCAGCCGGCCGCCAGGAGTCGTTTGTGCCGTCGCCGCTCCGCTTGACGTGTGCGCCGCTGGACGCGGGGATGGTCGGCGCCGTCCACACCCGCTAAGGCATCTCGCAACAAAGTCCTGGTCACGCCCAAGCTGTCGGGACCATCCAGGGCGTAGCGAATCATCCAGCGCAGGCGGCGAATCTCCCGGCGTGCTTCTCGCAAAGCACGGCAACACAGCGGGCGACCTGCACTCGATGCACGTTTCATGCCGCCGCTCCTTTCCTCGCCATCCCCCTCGGGCAGGTACACGGCTTGACCGCTGAGCGGGGAACGTCGATCTTCCGCAGAACCTCGCCGGTGTCGCTGCACTTCTCGCAGCGCACGCCCCGCGCCGCGGCTTGGCTCATGCGGTTCGCTCGGCCGTAATGTGGCCCCTTAAGCAGCTTGCCGAACTCGCAGACGCAGAACTCGTAGACGTTTTCGGTGTGCGGAATCTCGATAGGCACGAAGCCGGTGTTGTCGCAGAGCGGGCAGTCGGGGAGAGGTTGCAGCGCCATCAGCCTTGCTCGGTTGTTGGTGACTCTTGCGGCCTCGCGGACCTCACGAACCGTGGGGCAGGCGACCCATTGCAGAAACCCGCGGGCTGCATCGCTGGCCGCCTCCGGTGTCGGATAGCTCTCGACGAACTCAGCGATCAGCGCGGCGCGGGCACCCTCTTCCCACTTCGGGAACTTGTCCATGCCGGCCAGCATGTCCACGGCGGCGGTTACTGCGGCGACGTTTTCTTTACTAGATTGCATGGGGTCGGACCAAGGTGATTGCGAGCCGCGCGCTACCAGAGCGCAACTCGGCAATCTCTTTCGCGGACAACTTGCGCGCTACCTGATAATCTTCTGGTTCCCAGCAGGCTTCGGAAAAGAACTGGAGCGCTGTTTTCTCACTGCGTATGTCGAACGCCGTAGTAACCACTACCGCAGCCCAGCATTCTTGCGCGTAGAATCGGTGCTTCTTGCCAGCTCGACAAGGTTCCGCTCCTTCCTTGCTGTCTTCCTCCATGAGACATTCCCCGCACGTCCTGGGTTGCTTCGCTGGATCGGGAACTCTGTTTTTCATGTGTGTGCCTGCCTCCCCTGGAGTATCCGCATGGTGGCCTCTGTCACCCGCGCCTTGCCCGCGTCGATGATCTGCTGGCGTCGGTTCGTGGGCGGCCGATACCCGTTGCGGCCTGCACTCGATGCACGCGGCTGCGACCCGTGCTCGGCCCGATATCCCTGGACCCAATCGAAAGCGAACTGCCCGATGCTGCCCGGCAGGTCGGCCAGCGCGAACCGCTGTAGCCCGGCTACCAGCGCCGCCCGGAACCTCTCGGGGTTTGGTTTTTCGTCGCGCTCGAGTTGCTCGAGCATCGGCTGGCTGAGGGTTCCCAGCCGCTTGAGGCGGGCCTTACTGAACAGGCGCCGGCAGTGCCGCCCTATGACCACCTGGAGGGAGCCGGTCAGGTCGAGTCCTAGCCCAGGCGGAAGCCCCACGCTCGGGTCTGCTGGGATGAACTTCGGGTCCGGCTCTGGTAAACCCTTCCCGAATCCTGCCGGGGGTTCGGTTGGCTCGTGGGGGGTATGGGGGGTACTCTCTCTCTTAACTTCTAAAACTTCTACTTCCTTATAACGGTCGGACACTTTTGGTACCAAATCTGTCCTACCACTTTCCGAGTGGTCGGCCAAATCTGTCCTACCACTTTTGGTCTTTCGGAGACTGTCTTCCAGACCGGAGGACCAGAGTAACCGGTACCGGTTTACCTCTTGGCCGCAGGTCTGATCCCGCTCTATGTAGCCAGCCGTCGCCAGTTCATCGAGGTACCGCCGCGACTGGCGCTCACTGACTCCGATAGCGCCGGCGAACTCCACGAGGCCCAGGGAGAACCAGTATCCGCCATCTTCCGAGAGATCGCGGGCGAACCACGAGAGGCGGCCCCAGGCGAGTTTGGCGGCTGCTGAGAGTCCCCGGTCGCGGACCATGCTGTCGGGAATATAGCACCCGCGAAACAGGCCCCTCGGGTTGAATGGTTCGCCGACGTTCATACGGTCACCCCGACTCGGAAAGTAGTTTCTGCGCCCTTCCGTAAATTGCAACGGCCAGCGCCAGGAGCACCAGCCGATCACTGCCTTCAGACTCAGAGTGGTCGAACACCCAGGCCATAACCTTGACGCTCATTCTTGTCCATCCTCTGACAGCCCGGCCCACTGGAGCCACGCTTCAGCGTAGATACCAGTGGCCTCTATGGGTAGTTCACCAGGCTCTTTCAATGGATATAGTGCCGCCGTCACAACGCCATTCACCGTTTTGCGCCGGACAGATTTTACCCAGCGGACGAAAAGGACTCCATCCGCATTCACAGGAAGAAATCCATTTACAAGCTTGATCTCTTTCATTGATCGCCCTCCTTCCAGGGCTTGCGGGCGGGGCGATCAGGGAAGGCTGACCGCCCGCTGCTCCCGCTGCAAACAGGTCGACTCGAACGGGCTCGAGCCGACGCGCCGTTGAGAATATTATGCCATACCGGGGCGCTTGTCAAGGGGAAAGATCCTTCGGGACCAACTGCTTCTGCTCGACCATGTTGATGGCCGCGCGAATCTTGTTGGCCATGTCCGCTCCTGGATACGAACTCCCGTGGGGTTGCTCTCGAAGTTGAGCAATGAACCGTCGCCAGCAATCCACCGTCATCGTGAACGTCATGGAAAGCTCGACCTTTTTCAGGCTCCACAATTACTGCTGTGACTTTCATGTGATTTCCTCCACCCGTGCCGTTTCGTCGTTGCCCCGCATGATCCAGTACCGCTTCACGGTCTCGGAAGGTGGGCCCTCCTTCGGCCGCATCGCCAGGGTCCAGGTCTGGATCACCTGCACGCCGGCCGATTGCAGCGCGCGACCGAGCAGGCTCTTGTTGATGTCGTCGACCGGGGCGTCGTGGTCGAACACCACCAGGCCGACCCCGGTGTGGTGCGCCACGGCCACCCGAAACGCCGCCTCGAACAGCATGGCGCCCTCGCCGCGGGATACCCAATCGGCCGGCAGGTCGCCCACCAGGAAGCCCTGGTTGTAGTCGTAACGGATCGCTGGGAACACAAACGGCAGCAGGAACTCATTCATCCGGCCCAGGAAGCTCTCGGCGCCGGTGGCGACAATCTGCTCGCGCATCCGGTCCAGTTCACCGATCACGCGCTGGACTTTGGGGATCTCGAGGGCCATCAGATCACCTTGCCGCTTCGCGGTCGCCTCGGCCGCCGCCAGCGCCCGGTTGTACGCCTGAATCTGGGCGAGGATGCCCTCGCCCTTGGCGATGCGCTGGTCGATCTCGCGTGTTTCCAAATCGTTGTCACTGAGGTGTATCACAGCTTCCGCCAGCTTGGACTCTAGGCCCTCGCGCGACGGCTCCTTCGCCAGCGCCGCTTGGACCTTGACCGCCGTCCGGTGGGCGGCCATAGCCTCGCTGATGGCCTTGTACTCTTCGCGCTTCGCGGCCAGCGCCTTTTGCAACTGCGCCAAGTGCGCTGTCAGGCCGGCGAGTTCGCGTGCATCTTTCGGGCAGGAGCATGTCTTACAGTGGGGCAACTCCTTGATGAACACGATTCCTGCTTGGCAAGCTCGGCTCAGTTCTTCCAGGGAGCTGATCTGCTCGTCGTTGTCCTTACTCCGGACCTGCAACGACTGCACGCCCGCATCGTCGAGCAGGCCCTCGAGGCTCGGCAGCGGCGCGTCCAGCGCCTTCATGGTTCTGGCCTTCGACTCCGCCATCCTACTGCGCGCTGCGATCAGCTCGTCGCGCTTCGCTCGCAGCTTCGGCAGCAGCTCTGTGGCCTGCGCCTCGGTGTGCCCGGGGAACGGCCATTCCGGTGGTTTCGCCGTGACGGCCTGCTCGAGTTGCCGCAGCTCGCGGTTCAGATCGCGCAGCTTCTCGGTTTTCCATTCCTCCCGCAGCTTGTCTAGGTGCTCGACGCTGAGAATCTGCCGGATGCCCGCCTCGACCAGCACGAGCGTCGGCTTGATCTCCGGCGGCCGCAGCACGCGCAGCATGATTTCTTTCTGCTCGGCCGGCGAGCGCGAGAGCAAGGGCTTCGCGTCCAACAGCGCCAGCAGGGTTTCCTGGGGGACGTTCAAGTGCCGCAGCAGGAGCGCCTGGTTGGTCGCGGGGTTGCTGTCCTGCGCGCTGGGTATGACCAGCGAGGTCTTGCCACCCTCGCGCCCGCGCTCGATGATACCCCAGTCGGCCCAGTCCAGGGTGACCATGAGGCTTTTTGCGCCGCGGCGGACCATGCGCTGCGCCATCTTGCCGTCGGCCGTGGTCAGGTGGTTCGCGCCGGCCAGCGTGTAGGCGATGGCGTCCAGGATGCTGGTCTTGCCGGCGCCGTTCGGCCCGAGCAAGATCGTATACGGCGCGCACTCGACGCGGGTCTGTCGGTGATTGCGAAAGTCCCGGAGTTGGATAGAGCGGATCAGTAGAGGTCCCATGGGGGCTCCTCGGTTTTCGTTGTTTCAACGGCTGCCGATGCTGTCGGCGTCGGCTTCGGTGCGGCCTGGGCCGTCTCGCTGGCCTTCGCCTTCGGCTTGCGGCCGCGTTTCGGCCGCGGGTTGTCCTCGGCCTCTTTTTGGAACAGCAAGATCGCGTCTTGCACGCGCCGCTTGCAAAACTCGTGAAGCGCCTCGGGAATCATACCCTCGCGCTTCGCGTCGGCCAACTCGGTCTGCAAGTCGAGCAACTGATCCGTCGCCCAGCCCTGGGGCTTGCCAGCGTCGTGGGCGGAGTCCCGGTAGCACGACTCGAACTCCGGCGGGATCAGGCTTTCGCTGATGGCGCGCGGCCCGGCCTTGGTTGTGACCTCCGGAGGGAGCGGTTGCGGGATAGGACTTTCGCTGATGATGGCGGTGGGTGCCGGCGCGGGCGCGGGCGGCGCTGCGGTCGCAGGCGGCCCAATATACAGCCGTACAGTCCCCGGCGGCGGCTCCGGTTCCGGCGCGGCGCGCTCGATGGCCTCGGCCCGGCGCTTCTGGCGCTGCCCGGGGGACTCCGGCGGCGGGTCGGCGTGCGCCAGGATCTCCTCGATCTCGTCCTCGCTGTAGACCCCGCCCAACACGTCGGCGGCGATCACACGCGCGGTTTGCATCAGCGCACGCCAGCGCAGCATGACCTTCGGGTAGGCCTTCCAGTTGTACTTCGGGTTGCCGTCCCGGCCCTTATTGATGCCGGCGCGGTCAGCGTCGGCCATCGTGAACACGTCCTCGAACACCTGCCCCTCCGGGCCGGGCCGCGTGATCTTACAGCGGCACTCCTGCTCGGTGCTCACCGGGAACTCGACCCGAAAGCCTTTGGACACCAGCAGCGCCAGCGCCGCGTCGCCCTGGATGCCGACTTTCCCATCGGGCGTGACGTAGAGCGAGCGCAGCGCGTGTGTGCTGGTCAGGCCCATCTCGCGGCCGGTCATCAGCATGAGAAAGACTGCGCGTGCGTCGGTGCGGATGCGCTCGGGCAAAAACGTGCAGCCCGCCACCAGTTTGGCGAAGGCGTAGGTTTCCGCGACGCCGGGGCCGCTCAGTTGGGCCACGTCCATCGCCTGAAGCGGTACTGCTACTGCGGTGTCACTCATGGGATTCTCCTGTTCTGTTCTCCTGCTCGGTTTCGGCTGCGCTGAGATCGGCGACCAAACACACGGCCCTGGGGCCGAACGGCTTACCCATTGGTACCAAGTCGGCCTTGACGGGGTAGACGCGATCGCCAACTTGAACGCCGATTTGCTCGTCGCCGTAGCCGCCAAGGTTGGGGCTGGCGAACGCAGCAAGTTGAATGTATAGCTGAGTAAGTGTCATATCTCGTAGACCCCTGTCGGTTCGCCTTGGCTCGCGGCCACCAGCACCACCTCGCGCTCGCCCAGTGCGGCGCGGGCGGTGTCGAGTGCAAGCTGTTGGTCGTTGTTCTGTTGACTCAGATGCACGAGCATGACGATCTTCGCCGCGCCGTCCAAAGTTTTCAGGTAAGCCGCCGCGCTCGGATTGCTCAGATGCGTGGCGGCCACGCGCTCCACCAGAAAATCAGGATACGGCCCAGTGGCCAGCATGTTGCGATCGTGGTTCGATTCGATCAGAACGGCCTGCGCCCCGCGTGCAGCGAGTGCAAGCTCGTCGGTGATCCGCTGAGTCTCAAACAACAGCGCCAACGTCGCGCCGCCCTGCTCGACCATGAACGTCACTGCGCCGGTCGAGTTGTGAACCACCGGGACGGTCCGGACCGTGAACGGCCCAACGCTGGCCACGTCGCGCATCCCGATGGGGCGGTGGATTTTCTCATGGAGCCGCAGGAACTCGACAGCTTTAGCGGTCGGATGCGTTGCGTAGATCGGCAGGCCCCAGTGCTCAGTACAGAGCCGCAGTCCGTCGACGTGGTCGCCGTGCGCGTGCGAGATGAAGATTGCCTGAAACCACTCCGGGCGGATGTCGCGCAGGCGCAAGCGGCGAATCGTCTGGCGATAGCTCAAGCCGCAGTCGATGAACAGGCCGCGGTCGCCGTGCCAGATGGCCAGGCAGTTGCCGTCGGAGCCGGAGCCGAGGTAGCAGAACTTCATCCTGTGCCGGTCGTCGGCGGTACGGTCTGGTCGTCGAACACGATTATTAGATCAGCGTTGTACTCGAACTGGCGCACGTATCCGGCTTGGGACACTGCAAATTGCCCAGTGTGAATCCTCGCGGCCATAGTTCTCTGTTTGCCGCCGAACGTGTGGATCAACTCCTTTTCAAACTGGTTCTCAGGAGTGAGCACGATCTGCTTGAAGTCGGTTCACACGATGAGCATGGCCTTCATGTTTGGTTCTCCTTGGCCCAGCCGTTCCGGTGCGCGGGCTCTTCGCCGCCGGGAACGGGGTAAACGCTGATAAGTCCCATTGGTTCCCACCCTTCGCGCTCGGCGTGAGGCAGGCACACGTAACATGGCCCAGCCACGTAAACGAGAACAGCGTTGCGCGCCGAGTCGGGGCAATGGGCCACCACCAATTCTCCGGTCAGTTCCGAGCGCGTGATTTCGGTGTACGTCATCATGTCCTGTCACCCGTTCCGCTCTAGCGGCCAGGACGCCAGAGCGGGACGCGAGACAGGGGCGGTGCTGTTACATTGGGCCTCCTGAAATCGTGAGCATTTGCCGCAACACTGCGGTCATGGTTTTGTGCTCGGCGGCCTCGGCGGCCTCGGCGGCGGCCCAGGCGGCGGCC